TTTGTGCTATTGTGTTGATAGTGTCCGAGATTCCGAGCCTCGATGTACCCCTTAGTGTCAGTCCCGCATATGACCCACTAACAACTGATATTACCATATTGAAATACACTGAAGGTCCATAGGGCCCTTGGATGGCAAATACCAACTGTGCGAGATAATTGTTTGCCCAACTATCTTGCTTGTCAATGTACTTCAATATGGTGTCGGTGCTGATCTCCGACTTGACAACCCACATACATATCTAGAATTGTATGCGGCTCCTATGTTTGTTCAAATTTGCCCATAGTTAGCCCCTCAGTCATTTCGTTGAGAGCTTACTTCAACGATTGTGTATCAGCCTACACATTACCATATTGAAATACACTACTGTAGGATTCGAACCTACCCGGGTGATCAATCCCTATGTACCTACCTGAGAGCGACCCAGAGTAATGTACTTCAATATGGACAGTAGTATGTATAAAGAGTGAGTCCCCTGGTGATCAGTTATTCCCCGACTGTGATCACTCCGCGCTACCCTAAGGTTTCAAGGCGTTACTCTATCATCAGGCGCTACAAATGTCGGGACAGCAGTTCTCTGCACAGGGACTCGTTGAGAACCCACGCTTTATACATACTACAACGTAATATTGAAACACACTGCGCAGGACTTGAACCTGCCAACCCTGAGGCTCTTGGGGCCCGGCTATATCCCTATATCGGCTTACGCCTTGGTATGCTTCAATATTACGTCGTTTTGTTAAAGAACATTTACTATACAAGTATTATAGTAGCGGATGAGTTAATTGTCAACCAGTTGTCTATTCTTTCCATTAATTCTTCTAAAGTTATTGAACTTTTTTCTCTTTTACTTTGATTTTGTCTATGTAGAATGAGTTGGCAATTCGCTGGATGCTTAATAATTTCAGGGTCCACCCCTAATATGAATCCATCTTTGACACTTAGCATATGATCTTTAGAAACTCCATTTAGATTGTTTCCTTTGTTAGATGGACTATACCAGCCATACTGCTCTACCAACGTTAAATCAAATTTATCTTCGTAGTCTGTTATATTAAAATCAAAATTAGATTTTTTTCTATATAATAAAAAAGGTTCTTTGTATTGTTCTGTGTAAGTTGCCCAGCATTTAACAGTACAAAATTTCTTTTTTGATGTAATGCGACAAATTATTTCTGTTGAGCATCCAATACAAGTTTTTGTAACTTTTTCAACTCTATTAAAATTGTTACCTGATTCTATATTTTTCTTATGCGCTTCAGATAATTTTCTGCCAGTTTGGCTAGCGGAAACTTTTTTATTAATTTCCTCTCGTTTAGCTTTCGTAGAAAACCCTCTCGCACATTTAACGCCACAAAATCTACCTGACCCATATATACCAGTGTGCTCTATATTACAATTTTGACAAAACATTTGAACCCTCGCTTTATATATATTTAGCGTAAGTTCGCAAAATGGAGTACGTGACAGGGATCGAACCTGCATAATACGGATTTGCAATCCGTGGCCTAACCGTTCAGCTACACACGTACATTACGACACTCTTACGAATGTCGGTATTAAAACATATTTCGTTCCTCATCTTATGGAGTCTCGTTAGAGCCGATCCCAATATGCTTTAATACTATACCATTTTACACATTCCAGTTATCGCCAGGAACTTATCATCCGGTACGCCGCCCTCATTAATAGTAGCATGTTTATAGTGCGCCACAGGCTCGCGTTGCCTATCACACTTACTGCAAAAATAAAAAAACCCTGGCATATTTCTAGTCCAGGGTCCTTAAAGTTTATGATGTTAGCTATTGCTTAACCATCCCATCCTTCTCGGACCCTACTATACTCTTTGCCTGTATCAATCATATTAAACGCAATATGACTTTCTGAGCGTAGAGTGGCTACCGGACTCCAGCATAATGCTGAGGTTTGGAGTAACTGATACGATATGGAAAGTCTTGTGTTTTTCATGATATGTAATTGTACTACTATTTAGTATCCTTGTCAACTTCTTTTTTACGAAGTTATAAAGTTATTTAGTTAATATAAAAATTATACGCAAATAAGTACGCATAATCAACCATTTTGGTAAAAATAATTGTTAAACACTATAATCTTCCGCTAGTGCTGTAAAAATAGCAGTGACATCGTGTCCATAGAATCCGCTGCCATTGATACAATTGAATTCAACTACTGAAAGTTTGTCATCGACTAATGCAGTATCCATGACACAATTAAGATGCGGTAACCAACCATCTGCCATTTTTTGAGCCTCGTCAATAACAGTTTGGTCTAGCTCACGATACTTAACAAGTTGTCCACGACAGCGATACATTGCTCCGGAAATAATCTTCCCATTAACTATGAACCAACGCCATTCTGCTTGAATGTTTTTTGGTCGAGCCAATACAATTTTAAGATCCGGGGTGATTTGATAAGACCCGCTTGATGCACACGCCATGGCATCTTTCAACCACGTAATACATTCTTCCCTTTCAATAACCTGTCCATTAAAATGTTTTAGATCAAGCGCAGGCCGAATAAACCATGTATCTACTGTGGATGATTCAAGGTATGGAATTACTTCACTAGCAGGAAGTATAATATCATCATTCAGCATATCACTACGATACTTAACTGCGGTTTCGTAGTTAAAGTTATCATAGTCAAAGTAAACACCCTGCCAACCAAGCTCATGCCCAATTTTGATAAACAGTGTACTTCCATAGGCAAGATAGTCGGTGCCTTCAACTGGCTCTTCGGATATCAACTCATTGGAAAATGGGATCACGCTTACATACTGATGCGGATATGATTCGATCGCATTGCGCACTTGTGACAATCCCATTTCATGTATGAGATTCATCTGAACTAAAAATTTCATATGTTTCCTTCTATATCGCTTTCACTGTAGGTCCATACTAATACTTTCATCATCTTGCGTTTAACCAACAGATTAGGAATTCTATGGCGGTCTGGTTCTGTAAAACCCATTGCTACGCCAATTTCTACAACCGCACCACTTCGACATATTCCAGCATGGCAATGAACGATTACATTATGACCATCCGCTTGTGCTTGTTGTAAAATTTCAACCAGTTTTACAGCTTGCTCATCTTGTATAGCAGTGCCGTTTTCAACTTCTATGTCATCAAATCGAAATTGATGTATGTCAACAAATTCATCTTTATATTTTGGAATGGCAAATTGCCATGTTCCGAAATCTTGAATTTGTATCAAGACAGTACGTTTATCTGGTAAGTTGTGGTGTCCTTTGACAATATCTGCCATCGACACATTTTGAATCCAGAGTGTATTTTTCATCATACTGTTATGTTAACATACCATTAACATAATGTCAACTACGCCAGGATCCTGGCGTAGGACCAACATTATCTACATCATGCAAAGATAGTCAAAGATGTTCCACACTTATTGCAAAATTGTGCAGTAGCTTTGTTAACATGCCCACACGTGGTACACTTTGGTTTTGATTTCACAGTAACCGGCGATAACACCGGTTTATTATCAGGGGTTTCGCCTAATAATTTCAACACAATACTATGTTTTTCTGGATCCAATGAACCCATATAAGTTGTGCTAAATGACTGCGTACTTTTACTGCCTGCCACTGTAATACCAGCATCATTATACGTAGGTGCCGCGTATGATGCTGTTGGGACGGCAGAGGCTAACGATCCGATGCTAACATTATTAGTGGTAATTACGGAATCAATATTTCTGGTAAGAGTATGCATGTTACTAGAATTATAAATTCCCGCTGCGCCTGATATCGGACCCATATTCTTAAATAAATTATCTTGCTGCCATTGTGGTAAATCGCTAATTTTTGCTGGTGGCAATTCAAATTGGAATTCAATACGAACAATACCATCCTCAAGTTTAATACCACGATGCTGTTCAATACCTTCTGAGCGTTCGATAAACTTAAAACAATTACCTTCTTTGAGGTTACCATTTCTGATATAGCGTTCTAAATTAACTTCTTGCCCGGCATTGACAACTAGTCCACCCTCAGTCACATCATCGCCGTCAATATAAATATTGATCAACGCTCGTGTTGTATGTAGATTTTTGATTAGAAAACTATATTCAGAACCGAATGGAATATAGACTGTGTCCTTAAATTCTCTAAGGATCTTGCCATTAGCTTTTAGGCTCGCAACTAGCTTGTTATTATACATCATTTACTTCTCCTTGTTACTGCGCACAGACTAAGCGCATATATTTAAAGTCTGTAGGTTGTGGGACCTTCCCACGTAGCTATTTATTAAAACGCATACGGGTTGTAGATTTTTGCCTTAATGCGTGTTAATACTAAACGAGCATCTTTATTCTCAAAAACAAAACGGGCGCCTTTGTTATCCACTTTTACTAAATCATGTGGATTAAAGCGATTAGTAATCCATCCTGAGTCATTGTCTTCATCTTCTTCTGAATCATAGCCAATCTGTACAACATTGGCAAGTGGATTGCCTTCAAAAATTGAAGGATGTGGTTTACCTTTGAGTGGTTTCCCATTAATAATTAGTTCAACATCATACTGACATCCTGAATCAAACTCAGGTTTGGCATTTAGCAGCTTCATTGCTTCTTGTGGTGTTTCACCGTAACGGTTCATTTCTTCAACAAGTGCCTTGAGCATATCAAAGTTAAACTCTGCAAACAAATTGGCCATTGAGCAAATACGCTCAATGTGCTCCTTGTGGTTAAGGTTATCTTCACAGTATTCAACAATAAATTCTTGCGACAGCCCTGTAAAGTCGATCATGTAGAAGATACGACCCGGACGATTACGCATGTGTTGATCAACACGCCATTTATCGTTACAAGTTAGTATAAACAATTTTTTACTTGAGTATACTCCATCCAGCAGAGTCAAAATAGCTTCTTGCTCGTCTTTGTCATAGACTTTTTCAAACTCGTCAAACAGAATAATACAGGGTTGGCTGATAGTTTGTAAGAGTGTATTAAATTTTTCACCAGTGAATGCGTTATTGATAACAATAGTTGGCACTGACTGCTTAGCCAGCTCAATGCTGATCTTTTTACTTAATAATGTCTTCCCCGACCCTTTCTCTCCGGTTAGCATAACTCCGGTAGAACCAGGTCGTTCCCAGAATGTATTGATGATACGATCTGTATTTTTTAGTGTATCACCATAGATTTTTCCTGATACCGTAAAGCTGTCAATGTGTTCAAGGTACAAGTTTTCAAACATGTCAATCTTGATTACATAGTTACCAGCAGGTAACTTTTGGTGAATATCCATAGCTTCTTCTGAAGCTACTTTGTAAGTGTTACCGGATTTTAAAAAATGAGGCATGATTTTCTTTGTGAGTTTAAGTATAGCTATTGTAAGCTATACGTGTAATGATGTCAATAATTTTGGCATAAAGAAACCCGCCGAAGCGGGTTCTACTATTTTCTGTTAC